CAGCGTCCACCACGATCCTTGATGCGTAACGTCGCGTACTGCTTCCAGTTGTGTCATCGCGTCTTTCCTTGAAGAATTCTGAAGATGGCGGCAGAGCGATCAACCGAATTGTCATCTGAAATAGCGAGTGATGCCTGTTCTGCCGACCAATCTAACGCAACGTCCCACAAGTTGTTCTCGTGGTTCATCAGCGAGCACTTCCAGCCCAACTTCTCGCGTGCAATTTTTTCTGCTATGGTCATCGTGCTTTCTCCTGGCAGGCGTGGCGGATAGCAAGAACTTCCGCAATCACCTGATCATGACTCAATCTCGGCAACCCCTTATCCTTACGCTCTTTCAGCAGCCTCATCATGCACACCACGTCGGCCTCACCGAAGAAGTCGTCAGGGTTGGACTTACGAATCGGGCGCAGCCGGTTCAGTTCTTCCTCATGCTGCTGCTGGCGAAGGTCGTTGATGCTGATGGCGTCAGGCGCAAAGCTGGCGATGACGGACGTGGAAGGGCAGAAGTCGGAAGTCTTGCCAGCGATGCACTTCTGGACGGCATCGCGCAACCGGCGCTCACCCATCGTGCGGAGTTGTTGGAGCATCGAGGAACGACGGCCAGCCATCTTCTCCTGCGGTATATGCCATTCGCAGCTAAGGAGATAGAGCAGGTTATCCAAAGTTCGGCATTCTGCGGCTGTCTCGGATTGCGTCGATAAGCGTTGACTTTCCATTTCGCTGACCCCCTTTCGGCTTGTCTTGTTCGCGTGATAGCCAGTTGTTGATGAATCGGCCCATGCCGCGTGCAGTCTTTCCCTGAGTCGGGTTCGACACTAACCATGCCGCCATCTTGGGGTACTCGGCCATCACGTCAACGCCGGGATATGCCTGAACCCAAACTTCATGCATCTGCCGATAGACGGGGTATTCCTTCTTGTTCGGTAAAGGCAATTTCGCTACTTCGTCGTAGTTCTTATTTGCTTCTGCATTTGCATCTGAATCTGCATATGCATCTGCTACGTCACTGTTACGCGTAACGTCGTACATGTTCGGCGTAACGGTTTGAGCCTTACGACGGGCGCGTAGCTTCGCCATACGTTCAGCAGCGGTGTAATCCCGATCCCGATACTTGAAGTAGTTCAGTACGATGAATCCGCCGTCGATGCGAACTAGTCTGCGACCCTCGTATTCTGGGGAGCGACTGTGAGGGTCGGCACCCCCAAGCGTCTCCAGAGCCTTAATGCCTTCCTCTGGTTCTACGAGCGCCCTCCGTGCAATTCCGACGCTGGCGGCGGGGACAAACCCGTACCATCCGGGCGGAACGATGAACCCCGTTTCCTCGATGCGGTCAACGAAGTAAGTCGGGGTCGGTTCGGTTATCTCTCTCGGCTCGGCCATGAGCAACGCAGTGATGAAAATGTCACGCGCTGCGCGGTCAATCCAGAGCGTCGATTCGAGGATTCCTGTATCAATCTTTACAAAAGGCATGGCGTCACGTTACGACGAACATTTGTAACTGTCAAGTGTTAAATCTGACTCGCGCAAGCCGCTCTTAACGGGGCGGCTTTTCAATTTAGACTGCGGCAGGACTTCTACCGCTATACGCCTGCCGCGTCCCGAACTGCCATGTGTTGCAGCAGTCCTAGCTTTTACAGCACGGGCACCGTCGCCACGTTTTCAGCTTCAGCTTGCCGCAGACCGCGCAGCGAACGGTGTCCGTGTGGATGTTCATCAGTAAATCTGCTCCAAAGCGTAATACACCTTGTCATCCTTCTCGCTACGACGGCAGCCAAGCGTCGCATCCTTGCCCAGAAGGGCTTGGGCGCGGTCAAACAGCTTGGAGTCCCAAACGTGTACGGGAAGCTCACCAGCGCCCTCTACGGCGCATTGCAGCAACCAATACGGCTTCTTCGCCTTCGTGGTTCGCTTCTCAGTGTCGGTGACGTGGCACGCGATCTTCGTCAGGTTGTCGTCATCCTCGAAAAGCGGAGCAGGTTCAGGCGCACCGCTGGCCTGCTCGACTGATTTGGGGCAGCCTCCGTGATGATCGGGTGATTTCCCCGTAGCCCCGCACTGCTTGCAGCGAAAGTTGGGGCAGGTTACCTTGTGGATGCCGAATGTTGAGCCACACTCTTTACAAGATGGCCCTGGCCTCGCAATCTCTGAAGTCATTAAGTCGGCCTGCTCGGTTTGGGTGGGTGATGCGCTAGGAGGGTTCACCGACGTAACAGGCTTGCGGACGTTCAGCACCTTGACCAGCGTAAAGACTCCGGCTTTGGTCGTCTCTGTCGGGCGAACCTGGAGGTCCACCAACCAGCCGACGCGTTCGGCCAAGCGGCCTGAATCGCTGGCAACGGGGGAAACCACGTAGACCAGCGTTTCGCGCCCATCTTCGTCCAGCGTCCTGACCTTGTACCAGAAGTTGTCTTTCGACTGCTTTTCTTCCTCAAGGATTCCGGCCAGTCGGATGACACCGTGGCTATCCTGATCCATCTCTCCCATTTCGTCGCGGGATTCAGGTTTCTCGCCCTTGTCGTACTCAGGGTCTTCCTTTTCGTCGGGGATAAGTCCGATGCCTCTCAGGAAGTACTTGAGGGCGCCCGTCTTTGCCTTCCAGATGGCCTTGTCGCCCGAATCTCTAGCCACCCCCCATCCGCTCAACGTAACGCTTCCTACGCCATCTGTTAGCGTGTAGTCGGTACAGATGCGAACCTCGAAAGTGGAGCGCGGCTTGCCGTCACGATCCGGCGCAAGCTGAACCTCAACGAAGTCCGGTTCATGCTCACTCTGGAGGATGACGATTCCCCGCCCGAACAGTTCATGGCGGATTGCTTTGGCGATGTCGGCAGCCTTGACGTACTTATACCGCTGCGCCTCGTTAGTGCCCTTCTTTTCGACGCCTCCCACGGCGTCACAGGCTTCGGCAAGAGCCTTGATAAGTTTGCTGTTGTCGGACTTGTCCATACCGATCAGTCCATCCGTTGCAGTGCTCACTTTACTCCTCCTCAATGCTCGATATTGGCATCCCGTTCCAGTCGCGGTTCGACAGGCAATCGGGGTTCTCTTTCCATGCGCCGGGGTGTTGGCATTCATGCCAGCACTGGCCGCAGATTTCGTAGTCATCGCAGGTACAGGACAAGCCGCATTCTGGGCAATCGTGGATCACATCCTTGCTCATTGGTCAGCCCAGCTCATTGCTTCACCTCCGAAAAGGCTTCGCCAACCATAGCGTTGAAGATGGCTTTATATTCAGCCCGCTCAGCATCCCACGCAGCATCCCACGCAGCAGCCAGCGCAGCATCCCGCTCAGCAGCCCGCGCAGCAGCCGCCGCAGCATCCCACGCAGCAGCCAGCGCAGCATCCCGCTCAGCAGCCCGCGCAGCAGCCGCCGCAGCATCCCACGCAGCATCCCACGCAGCAGCCCGCGCAGCAGCCCGCTCAGCAGCCCGCTCAGCATCCCACGCAGCATCCCACTCAGCAGCCCGCGCAGCAGCCCGCGCAGCAGCCCGCGCAGCAGCCCACGCAGCATCCCACGCAGCAGCCCGCTTACCTTCGTCGCCAGTCTCTAGGTATTCACGAACGACGGCGGGAGCATCCCAAAGGTGAATAACTTTTAAGGCGACGGTACGGGCGAACTTGCGAAGTAAATCGGTAGCGTCGATGGTCGCCACGATCTTTCGCCTAGATGCTACCGACTTGTCGCCCTCGTGGATAATTTCGCCGTCCAATTCAACAAGGTGGAGGAACTCGCCGGGAGCATATTGAAGGGCATCGAAAGCGGTAGGGCTAGCGTGCAATCCCGACTTGCACATAATGACTTTGCCCTTATACTCCAGCCATTCGCCAATCGGCGGGATAGGATTACCATCGCGCAGCGTCTTGCCCGTGAAGTGGTAAAAGCGCGTCATTGCCGTATCCCTTCCGTAATTTTCGTCAGCTTGGCGTTAACTTCGGCCTTAGTTTCGGCCAGCATCTGCTCGAATGAAAGAGTGCGCTCCAGTTCGTCTTTCAACAGGCGGAACGCTTGGGCTTTGAGTTGATGGGATTGGGATTCCTTCTCGTGATACGCCAGCTCCCACTTCGCGTCTTTCAGTTTCTGTTCGGTTGTCATTTCCCTGCCTCCATGCCAAACATGATTAGTGTTCTGCCATCGTTCACTACTACTACGGCATGATTTAAGCGCCGGGCAGTTTCCACGATGGCAAGTGCTCTATCGCCTACGTCGAGGCGGCCAAGAACAGTACTTGACGGCCACTCTTTCGGCCACGACCGCCGCTGATTTTTGAGGATTTCAGCCAATCGGTTAGCCTCACGGCGATACCATCGAGCTTGACGCTGTGAGATTTTCGTCACTTGGCTCTCCTGTCCCAGTTGGGACTCCAGCAGCGCGGACACTTAACGGGCTTCGTAGGCTTGCGCTGTTCCCAGTCCGCGCCGCACTTACGGCACTTCAAAGTGTTGTTTTTCATGTAGTCCATATTGCCACCACCACCACCAACAGTGCAAGGCACTAACGGGCATTTATTTCTCTCCGCTGATGTGCCAGTCGGAGCAGTCGCGCTCTCCGGTTTTGTGCAGCCAGAGCGCGAGAGCACAGCCACAGGTACAGCCGCCAAGGAACGTGGCGACGATGTAGGGCAAGCAGGTGAGGATGGTCATAGGGATTCCCTCATAACGAGACGGTTGGCTTCCTCGCGCCAATATCGGAATCGGCGCACAGTCTCAGCGTGCCCTAGATACTCGCGCACTCTCGGGAGCGTCAGAAGTAAACGCATTGCGCTGAACGGTTGCGGCTCAAATACTCGCCATTTCAGCTTCACGGGGTTCCTCCATTCAAAAGGTATTGGGTTTCACGTCGCAGCAGAGGCAGAACAGAACCACTGCCAACAGGCCCACCAACAGGACGATCAGGCTCATACAGAATCTCCATGTGGGAGCGGGGCCGCGTCTCTGGCCGGAGACGGTTATTCACATCTACATTCGGCAATCGGGCACCCGCAGTCGATGCAGATTTCTCCACACTGGCATTCCTCCACGAGATACCCACATAGGTCACAATAATCGTTTGGGTCGAAGTCATACCTTGCAATGGGAATGTCGCTCACGTTCTCACCTCCCCAGCATCCGCAGCCAATAGGCCACGTCACTCGAATGTTGTACCGCCCACAGCGCGGCCCAGCACGCTGCCATGAATGCGACCAGGCCCAGCGCATCCGTCACAGCTTCGATCAGGACAGCCAGCGACAGCTCAGGGCGAGAGCGGCGGGTCAGGGCGTTCATAGCGCCACCTCCCGTACTTTAGCGAGAGCGGCGTTGGCCATTTTCATTGACTGGTTATGGTGAATATCGCCAAGGTTGTTGCGCGCAATGTAATCTGCGGTATCGCTATATAGTTCGGTTAGCGCCTCTGCCAGTTCCCGTATCAGCTCACGCTGGCTCTCGAAGGAGTTGACGGCGGTGACGATGAGTTCGGCGTTAACCTTCCCACCGCATGGCGGGCACTGTACGACTGCGGCTACGTACTCGTTATTGGGGCCGTGAATGGGAATCCCGGCATAATGCTCTCGTCGTTCCCACGGCCTCGCCGTTGCCCGTTCCAGCACCTGATTAATATCAGCTGTCATGCTGCCACCCTCCCCATCTTTCTCTCAATCTCTTCCAGTTGCTGCTTCAGCCTTTCCACTGCGCGTTTATCCAGCAGCCACCTCGCCCGCGTCAAGTGCCGATTGCAGCAGGTTACGTTCAGTTACCAGTTCGATATACGTCATAGCGCCACCTCGTCACAGTGTGAATGCTTCACATCGGCGGTCAGCCATATACCACGTTCTATTCGCAGTTCTGCCAGAATCTCATCCGACGACTTAGGAATGCCGTTACCATTTTTGTTGAACGGACTCATGGTCTGCCAGAATTTACTTTTGCGTTCAGCACGTTTCCCACATATAGGGCAAATCCCGCGCTTACTTGCGTGTAACGAAACTTCCCTGAATGCGATTCGTGTCATACGTGTAGCTCCTTTAAATGGCCGATTAGTGGGAGCGTGGTTATTGGCTCAGTATGTGGCGCGGTAGACCATCACGAGCCGCGCCATCCCGCTCCGTGGGAGAGGTTAAGCCGAGTAACGGGGTAGGAAGCAATCTTCCAGCTGGCCAGTCGATCGGTTGATTTCCGCGCGCATCGCGGATGATGTGCGTATAGGTGTCTGATTCTTCCTGATAAACCCACGGCGTCGGGCGCCCTTCTAACACCTGCTTGATATCGGTCATTTCGTCTGCTCCTTCGGTTTCACTTCGGTTACGCGCTCCCACCCAATCACGGCCAAGATCTTCGGCCCAGGTTCGCGGCGCCCATTCAGCACGTCGGCTACGTAGCTCAGTGACAGGCCGTTAGCCTTACAGAACGCATTGCGGCTACCGTATGCCGCTATAGCGTGGGTTAGGGCTTCGATGGGGTTCATTGACCTTCACGCTCCTCAAGAATGTCCTTGAGGTCGGACAAGTGAGCGGCTAGAGGTGGCTCGGGCCATCCGCTCTCAATGTCGGAAATCTCTACCCTAAGCTCAGAAAGTTCACAGGTGACTGCTTGATCCAGTGTCATTGGTGTCACTCCTTCTCAGCGTGGTAACGCTGGGTTGATTGGTTACAGGCTCTGTGCGGGCACGAACTCTCCGCGAACAGTGGATTGCGGATTCTTCTGGAAATACCGCATGATCTCGATTGGCGTGCAAGCCACTACGATGTGACCGCCGTCAGTGCTCAGCCAAGCCGCTCCTCCCGTGTAGGACGTGCAGTGCATCTTGGAGTATTCGGTTGCGGTGAAGTCTCTGTATTGTTTGGTCATCGTGGTTACTCCTTAACAACAGGTACATATTCGCATGAACGCGTCAACGCGTCAATAGAGAATATGTAAAGAATTGTAAAGTTGCTTGCAAATAAGGGGATAGGTGATAGTTTTCGGGGTATGCAGTGGACGCGGCATCCTGGCAAAAGCAATATCAGGAAGGAACGTGCTAGTTCCTCGCCTGAGCTACGGGCTGCATGGCGTGAGTTTTACGCTGCTGGTGGATTCAAAAGAAAGCGCAAAGACAGCAGTACGGCTGGGAGTTTCACATTAACTGGTTCTCCCCACTCATCCGCTCCAGAAATGGAGAGTAGTGCGAAAACGCACGCCGGGGATCACTCCGGTCAAGGTCGCTACTGAGCGGCAGTCCTGCCTGAGCGGAAACGCAAACCAAGGCAGGGGATACGAGATAGCAGCCTACTGACACCGTTCTTCGGCGAATTGTTTACTTCCTGGTAACTCCTAAAAAACAGCCTTGTCTCATTACTGCCGTAGGCTATCCGCGAAGCGGACAAGTACTTGACTTACTGTTCTATACTTACTTCGTGAGCACTTCAGAACCAATCGTTCTACCTGCTGAACAGCCGAAACTACGGCACGGCGAACGTGCCAACATGATTCGCAAGTTGCGAGATCGTAACCCGAACATGCCGCAAGCTGTCATAGCTAAGAAAACAGGATGCTCGGAAGCAAACGTCTCACAGGTTCTTAAGAGCTACCTTAAGGAAATCACTCCCGACGAACTAAATCAGTTCCGTGCTGACAAACCTGCAATCCTCGAATCTGTACAACATAGGGCGCTATCATCCCTTACTCCTGAGCACTTTACAAACGCTAGCTTCCAGCAGATCGTGACCGGAGTTGCCATCCTGCAGGATAAGATCCAGCTAATGAGTGGTTTACCGACTAGCATCCACGTCACTGCCCTAGTCGATGTGCTTGAGCAGCTACGAAAACGGGACGACGACAAGCGATGATACCCCACGCCAGCAGAGACAAAATGCAGGCAGAGAATCAAGGTAGTCAACGGCGAGTGGTAAGAACTACACAGCAGCAAAAAAGAGATGGCTGGGCAGGGCCGGCGAATAAGAATTACTTAGGGCAGGCCACCGCCCCCATAGGCAGGGGTGGGGTCCGATGCGGTATCACCCCCTACCGATATTCTTCCCGCAAAGGGATTTCGTAAGTCGTTGAAAACAATGGAAGCTTACGAACAATGCGAGTTTTTGATTCGGGCCGATGGGACGGTGATGTTGAGTAGGAACTCGGTATGGTGGCAGGAGTGGTTATGTGAGCCGGAGTCGGTGAATCTGGCGGAGGATGATGGCGCGTAGGAAGCGGGAGCAGACGGTAGGCGGGGTGACGGTCAGTGCGACAGCTGCGGCTATTTCGCAGATCGTGTCGGGGTATGACCCAAAGAAGCCGGAGACGCTGGACCTGGTTGATGCGAAGGCGAAGGCGGCGAATAAGCTGTGGTTTCTGAAGCCGAACCGGGTGCAGGAGGATTTTTTTCGGATCAAGAACAAGTCTGGTCGGATGCCGCGGACGAGAATCTTTGAGGCCGGAAATCAAAGTGGTAAGACTACTATCGGTGTAGCTGAGGATATTGCTCACGCGATGGGGTTTCGCCCGTGGCTGGACAAGAACGACCCTGACTTTTATACGCGGATGAAAGTGCCGAATGTGGGGATGGTTGGGGTTGAGGTTGCGGGTCAGAACCTGATTCAGCGTATCGAGCCACTGTTCAGAGAGTTCATTCCTGCGCACTGTGAGGCTGAGTACGACCGTTACTCGGATGGTTCGATCAAGTGCCTGACACTGAAGTACGACTACTTCGGGAATCCCTGTGGGTCGAAGATTCACTTTCGAAGCTACGTTCAGGGCGCGGATACGTTTGAGGGTGTGCTATCCGATTGGATACACTGGGACGAACCTCCTCCCCAGCCGATTCTGAACGCTGCTAACCGCGGCAAGATGGCGACGAACGCTCCTTCGTGGTTCACCATGACCCCGCTCAAGGAGCCGTATATCTATGACATCTTTAGCCTTAACGCCTTCAACAATGAGGGCGAGGACCAGAACATTGCCATTTTCCGGTGTAGTACTTGGGAGAACTGTCAGGACTGGTGCCGTGACTGCGATGTGACCATACCGGAGAATGACCCGGACAAGTTGGATCCAGGACAGCAGCGCCCGGTAAACCGCTGTCCGCAGTGCCATAAGATTCTCGGGTTCATGCCCCGCGCCGGTATTGATAATTACCTCAAGACAATTACGGACGTGGATGAGCGAGAGGCCCGTGAGGAAGGCAAGTGGAAGCATCTTTCGGGCATGGTCTACAAGGAGTTAGACCGTGACGTTCATTTATACGAGGATTTCAGGATTCCGCCCAACTGGATGCGGATTGAGTGTGTGGATCCGTCTGATGCACGTCCTACACGATGGTTGTTTGGTGCTGTCTCATCCGAGGAGATCGTGGTCAACTCACGTCCTGCCAATCGTATCTACTGGTATGACTACCTTCTCACCGCGGGAAACATCGGGAAGATCGCCCGATCGGTGATGGTCAAACGCGCCGAACACGACTACCGCGAACCCGCAATGGTCATCCTCGATGCAAAGTTTGGGGCCAAGACCGTTCAGACCGCCGATGAGACGACGACGTGGGAGGAGGAGTTGGAGCGGTCGGGCATCAAGAAGATTCGGCTCTCTCACAGTTCGCCGGGTGACATCGCGTTAGGTCACAAGCGGGTGAAGGAGTACTTGGCCAAGCACTATTCCGCGGTGAAGGACGGAGAGTTCCCCGGCATGATGTTCGCGAAAGAGGCATGTCGAGGGGACCGTGGCCCGATTCAGGACATGTTCAACTACCGCTGGAAAGAGGGGAGCGATAAGCCGGAGGAGGACTTTAAGGACTTCTGCGACTGTGTTCGGTACGGCGCTTTGGAACAACCAGTGTACCGAGTACCACAACCGGAGGGTTGGGTTCCTCCAGTAGAACAAGGGGACGCGTACAATCCCCTTTACTTTGGCTTACACATGAGATAAGAGAGAGATGTGACGATTTAGGATTGGGAAATGCAATACTCAATCAAGAAGATCAGTTATGAAGATTTCTGGATGGAGAAAAACTCCCAATCGTTGCTCGATGAATATGCTGACGAGTGCTCGATTCCTGGTATTGGTAAAGCCATCCCACAGAAAGAAATGTACGCGATGATGGAGAAATCGGGAGCACTTCAGGGGTTTGCGGCGTACCGCGATGAGATGCTAGTAGGGTTCGCGGCTGTTCTAATTTACGTGTTGCCCCATTACGGTAAAAAGATAGCCTCGACTGAAAGCATTTTCGTTTCAAAAAAGTATAACGGTGCCGGTAGGGAGTTGATGGAGTTTATAGAAAAGTACGCCAAAGAAAACGGATGCGTGGCGTTTCTTTACAGTGCTCTATTAAACAGCAGGTTCGACCGCCTGCTTTCGGTTACCGCCAATCGAACCAACTCTGTCTACATGAGGAGTTTGGTATGAGCACACTTGAAATATTGGGAAACTTGCTGCCAGCAACTCCGGATGAAGCCCTTCAGAAAGTTCTGATTGTCGAGGACCGCATACGGCAGCGTGAGCAGATCAAGATTCGTACCGAGCATATCTTTCATGCCGGACTGTATGTTAGAACTGTTCGCTTGCAGCCGAACACAGTCTTTACCAGCGTCCTCATAAAAGTTCCAACACTGATTGTGATTAACGGAATTTGTGATTTACTTGCAGGCGATCAGTGGGTTCGAGTGGAAGGATATAGCGTTATACCAGCAAACTCCGGTCGAAAGTGTATCTACATTACGAGAGGGTTAGTGGAGATAACTATGGTATTTCCGTCTGACGCTAAGACTGTTGAGGAAGCTGAGTCGCAATTCACCGACGAATCACACTGCCTATTGTCGAGAACTCAGGACGACGATATGGTTCTATTTACTGGAGTTTAAGCATGTCGGGAATATCGGTTGGAACAATAGCGGCGATTGCATCGATCACGGCTGCGGCTGGAGGTCTAGCAGTAACCGGATTTGAAGAGGCTAATGCACCCAAGGCCCCATCTGCCCCTACCCCAATAGCCAGCGAAACCGCCCAGGCCAAGGAGCAACAAGCCGCTGCGTTGGCTCAAGCTCATGCGCTCCGCGAACGTCGTGGATTGTCGTCAACCATTCTCACTAGTCCAACTGGAGCACAGCCAGCACAAACGCAGTCGGCAACGCTAGGAACGTAATGCCTTATCCCTCGATGAATCTTCGGCAGTTCCTGACTACGAACTCCTACCCAGCATCTTCTATGGGCGAACGGAGCGACGAGCAGAAAGCCAAGGACTGCCAGAAGTACCTCCAGGTGATGGCCGACTACCGTATCCAGTGGGAGCCGATGATTGACAACATCATCATGTATGTCAATCACGGACGGAGGTTTGTACAGGATTGGAACCTATGGGACGGACAGCAGACCGGGCAGGAGGTATTCGATGACTCAGCCATGCTCGCACGAAACATGCTTGTGGATGGCATGGTCGGATATCTGTGTAGTCGGAATCAGCCCTGGTTCGCCCTTGAAATTCCGGGTAAGTTCAACTTCCCCCGATCAGTCGGGATGCGTGCATGGAACGGAAAGCGCATCGACTCCTACCCCCAAGTCCAGCAGTGGATTCAGGACTGCCAGACGGTCATGTACTCGGCCTTCAACCGTTCTAACTTCTACGACCTGATTCCTCAGTTCATCTCCGATGGCGCTACCTGCGGCACTGCCTACATGCAGATCGAGGAAGACGTACCGCAGGCAACGATTGTGTTCACCGTTCCTCACTTCCGCGAGTGCTTCATCTCCGAGAACCAGTGGGGCAAAGTCGATACCGTCTACCGCGTGTACATTATGACCCTTCGCCAACTGAAGCAGAAGTTTGGCGAGGAGAAGATGAAGCAGGTAGACGACAACTTCCAGCGTGACTACGAGCAGAACATGTATGCCACGCGGCAAGTCCTGCACGCAATTTATCCGAATACCGATTATCGTTCTGACCGCATCGACTCCAAGAGCAAGCAGTTCGCCTCCGACTGGATTTACAACAAGGGTGGAGTGCTTCAGTACCGAAGCGGACGCGTCACCATCATGGATATTTCAGGTGGCTCGAAGCTGTTGCAGAGTAGTGGCTACGACACCAACCCGATGATTGCGTGGCGGTGGTGGAAGAACGACGACGAGATTTACGGTCGTGGACCGTCGCATGAAGCCTTTGTCTCGATAGCGCAAGCGAACCAGATGGGCCGCACCAACCTGATTACCGCCCACCAAGCCGCCGAACCTCCGTTGATTGCCTACTCCGACCTCCGTGGTGCTATCCAACGCGGCCCCGCTGGTATCACTTATCTCGAATCGAATCGCGGCGACATCCGTGCTCGTGCTCCCATGCCGCTCTATACCGGCGTACAGAATCTCCCGTTCAACGTCGAATACCAGGATCGGGTGCGGCAGATCATCAACCAGCACTTTCACACCGACGTTTTTATGATGATGTCGCAGTTGGCAGCGAGTGGTAAGTCTGAGCGCATGGTCACAGAACAGATTGCGGAGTTGCAGGGCGAGAAGGCAGCGATTCTCGGAACCCGTGTTGGGCGTTTGCAGTCGGAGGCGTTCGATCCCCTGATATACCGTGTGTACTCGATTGAGGCTGCGGCAGGGCGTATACCGACGCCTCCCGATATTCTGACCGAATCAGTTCACGGCCCGGTAGAGATTCAGTACATGGGAATGCTGGCGCAGGCCCAGACCCGGCTGACGAAGGTTCGCGCCATCACCACGGGAATCAATCTTCTGACCAGCATGGCGCAGGTGAACCCGACTGTGATTGACGCTATCAACTTCGATGCCGCGGCGAATGAAGTGATGGATGCCGTTGGGTTCCCCGAGGAGTTGAAGCGGCCTGCTAGAGAGATTATGGCGATTCGCCAGCAGAGAAATCAGATGGCGCAGCAGGAGCGCACGGCTGAGAACTTCCCCAAGATTGCGCGTGGCGCTGCGTCACTGGCTAAGGCTCCCGAACAGGGTTCGCTGGTACAGAAGTTGCTCGAACCGGGAAGTGAGGCTCCGGCTCAATGAGCGACCAAATGTTTCCGAAAGTTACCTATTGCAAACTTCATGGATGGCAATGGGGATACTACAAGAAGGATTATATCGAGTCCTGTGCTGGAGTTGGATGCTGCGCTAGTGACCGCGTATCATTTTTGGCATCCGACGAATCCATCAAAAAACTTTCAGAGATTTATAAGCCACAGCAGCAATGAGAGATAGGAAACCAACACTTCGGGAGATAGAGTTAGCGCAGCAGTATAGTCGGCGTTTTGTCATCATTACTCCTAGTGGAATTGAATCGGAACCAACCGACTTTGAAGCAGTGATTCGTTATCTAAAGTTCAATCTTCCGTGTAAGGGTCCGATTGGAGTTCGTGAAGTATGAACCCGGCGCAGGAGATGCAGCAGCGATATCGCAACGTTTTTGGAACGGCAGAAGGACATTTGGTACTCGGTGACATTGCCCGGTTGTTTCACTTCTTCGATGCAGTGGAACCCGGGGATGTCGTGATGAACACACAACGCTCTTGTGCTCTGGTGATTTTGCAGATGGCTGGAGCGTTCAACCCGCTGTATACACAGCTCGGCTTAGAAACCCGAACAGAAGGAGAACAAAATGGGCGGTAATCCTCCGTATTACGACAATATTCGGTATGGTGGCCCGGCCTCTGGTGGCGGAATTCGCTACCCCCAAGAAGCAGGCCCCGGTACGTTCGCTCTCGATAAAGAGACGGACATCAACGTTGGCGGTGCTGGTTCAACCAACACCATCAACCTCTCGCTGAATCAGACCCGTTCCAGCTACTACACTCTGACCAACGCGGGAAGTGGAGCAACCACCGTCCAGTGGCCTGCCGTTCTACCCGGCTTGGTGTTCACGGTTTACAACAACAGCGGCCAGTCCTCGGTGTGGAAGGTGACGGGCGGAACCGGAATCACCGTTGCCAATGGGAAGAAGGCGATTCTGGTGATGGACTCGGTAGCGGGCGATATTCTTCGCGTGACGGCGGACACGTAAACATGGCAAGCGTAACCATCACACCAACGAACTTCGGTACGTCGAATCAGCCAGCAGCGACCGTTCCGTACAACTTGTTGCCTGCAACGGTAGTTGTCCAGCAGACATCGGGAGCGACTAACCTCGCTCCCTGTGTCCAGACTTGTTCTGGCGCTACCGATGCGGTGACATTCGCCAATGCGGTGAACATCGCCGTATTCACTAGCACGGGGCCGGATGCAGCGACACTTGCTACTCCCGGCGCTGGCGATGTAGGAAAAGTGCTGATTCTGGTCAACACGAACACAACCCAGAACGTAGTGACGACTGCCGCGAACAAAATCGTAAACGGTACGGCCACGGCGGGAGATACGTTAACGGCTCCGGCTCATGCAGGTGCGGTAACGATTCTGGTAGCCAGCAACGGATTCTGGAATCTCTGGGTTGGCGGAACTGGCGGTTGGGTTCTGAGTGAGGTGTAGCGATGGCCAAAGGTGGAGGAAAAACTGATGGTGGCAAGCCGGCCGGAAGCCGTGCTCGAAGCGTGGGTGCGGCAGGTGGTGGGAGGCCGAACGGAGCCATCCTCGATGACCAACAGGAGATGCTGACCGAACAGGCCAAGCGGTTCCGGGCTTGGAAGGAAGGCTATCGCAGCAAGGGCCTGAAGGAAAAGAAAGTTCCACTTCTCGATTACAAGATGGGACTGTGACTATGGAAGTAGGCGATCACATTTTTGCTCCCGTACCGGCGACTAGCGTTCCCCGGTTGCTGGAAGCAATACTTGCCGAACTCAAGCTGATTGGGCGCGCTCTCGGAATCGGGGTCGCAACTTATCTAAGTATTCACTGGGGCAAGCCCCAACCACCGCAGAAAGGAACATCAATGCCAGCACAGATGACAGATACGCAGTCCATCGGCGCAACCATCAGCGAAACCGATGCGGCTGGCCAGCCCGTTACCATCAATCCCGCAACCGTTGCGTGGTCGGTGAATGATCCGTCCATCGCTTCTCTGACGCAAAACCCTGACGGTTCGGCCACGTTCAAAGCTTTGGCCGTTGGTACGACCGGCGTCGGCGTGACCGATTCGAGCAACGGACTGAGCGCGCAGGATACTTTGACCGTGACTGCCGGTGCCGCGACCTCTTTGGTCATCGCATTCGGCCAACCGAGCTAACCTTCAAACTCCCTAAGCCTAGAAGCCAAGGGGAAAGGAAATCATGTCTACAGCAGCCGTAGTAGCGCAGCCGGATACGCAGCAGCAAGCAGCACCACAGCAACCTGAATCTTTGGGATGGCGTGCAGGTTTGCCTGACGACCTCAAGCAGAATGCCGACCTCTCGACCTACAAGACCGTGGGCGACTTTACCAAGGATGCTCTTGGCTGGAAGACAAAGGCCACGACGCTTGAAGCTGAGAAGGCTAACTACATCCCGAAGTTGCCGGAGAATCCGAGTGCTGACGATCTTTCTGCCTACTACGACGCTTTAGGCCGACCGAAACAAGCCAGTGAGTATGAGTTCGATGGCGAAGACAAGAACGCCTCCGAGTGGACGAGTGCATGGAAGCAGGAGTTTCACAGTCTGGGATTGACGAAAGCCCAAGCCAAGCAACTGAGCGGGAAGTGGAATGCTCAGATGAATGCGATGGTGAAGGCTCACAACGATGCCGTGGCTGCTGAATCCGCTGCTGCTGAAAAGACGCTCCGAAGCGAGATGGGCGACAAGTACGAGACCAACGTGGAACTGGCCAAACGAATGTGGCTCAAGCATGGAGACAGCGAGTTTGACAAGGCGTTCGCGGACGCACCGCAACATGTTCGCCTTGCCACTACCAAGCTGCTCGTCAAGCTGGCCGCTTTAACCGGCGAAGACGTGTCACCCACTGGTGGAATTGGAGAACGCAAGGCTGCTGGAACCAGCGGCTTTGAGTACCCAAACAGCCCTCAGATGAAGGACATGGGCCTCCGCCGATAGTCTCTAGAGGAGATTGTTATGGCGACAGATGTTTCACAGTTGGGGTATCAAACCCTACAGGATGTCGTGAACTCATACTCCACGGTGGACGCTCGTGCTCCCTTCCTCCGTGTATGTGAAGTTCTCGACCGCATGTATCCACTCATCCGTTACCTCCCGATGGTCACGGCCAACCAGATTCTCGCCAACGTAACCAGTCGGCGCGATTCGCTTCCGGCTCCGCAGACTCGCCGCTTCAACACCGGCGTTCAGCCCACGGCGTCGAAGCTCACGCAAATCAGCGATCCGATGGCGTTGTTTGAAGCCTACTCGGAAGTTGACGAAGAACTGTTGATGATCCAGAACGACCCGGCCATGTGGCGCAGCAAGCAGGACGCTGGCCACGTTGAAGGCTTCGGTCAGTACATGGAGTCGTTGCTGTTCTACGGAAACCTGGCGCAGGACCCCGGTTCGTTCAACGGCCTTGCGACTCGCTTCAACAACCTCGAATCGTATCCGAACGGCGACACGACTTGGCTTCCCAACGTGTGGTCTAACGGTGCGACAACCGGCGCTTGCACCTCTGCCTACTTTATGGAGTTGGGCGAGGACAAGGTGTACGGCATCTATCCGCCGAACACTCCTGCTGGGTTCAAGATGGAGGACTTGGGCCGCGTGACGAAGGAAACTCCGGCGTCTACCGGCTTTGGCCCTCAGCTTCCTGCTTTGATGCAGGTCTACCGTACCCACTTCACGTGGCGTATGGGTATCCAGATTGGTGATGAGCGGTGCGTTCAGCGCATCTGCAACATCAACCCCACGGCGCTGTCGTCCAACAACTTCGATGAGAACATCTTCATCGAGGCGAAGAACCAGTTGCCGATGGCTGGTGAAGCACCGGGAACCGTTCTGGTGATGAACCGCCTGCTAAAGACTCAGGTTGACATCCGTTCGGTCAGCCAGAAGCTGAACGCCTATACCTACTTCGACTCGAAAGAGACGGACGTGTTTGGGCGCTCGGTCACCAAGTTCCAGAACATCCCGATTCTCGTTTCGGAAAAGATTCTCTCGACCGAAACCGTTATCAGCTAAGGAGCGACTATGCCGTATCGTGACGCACTTGCATATCTCCACGGCTCCAGCTCCACGGCTGGTCAGCCTGAAACTTCAACCCTCACAACCCTGACTGGCGTTTCGCAGTCGGGGTTCACGCTTACCTACACGGTCGCAACCGGGCAGGTCATCCCCGGCCAGATCGTGACTCTCGCTGGTGGTGGATACACGACTCAGAACGTGGAAGTCGTGGCTATCCTGACTGGCGGCGGAAGTTCGGGTACAGCCACGGTCAACGCTACACAGACCGTGACGACCACGACTGCCAACGTCAACCCTCCCATCATTGGCGATGTTCTCTGCCAAGCGGGTTCGCAGTACAGCAACCTCGAACTGGACTTCGGTGCGCCGAACTCCGGTGGAGCTTTCCCGTGGTTGCCTTCGTTCCCGTCACTCACCGAGAAGGGTTACACCTTCCCGCCTGAAGTTGTGGGACAGGGTGGTGTGGAAGTTGGTCTCCACATCATCATCACCAGCCCGTTCAACACTCTGGGCAGTGTTAACTTCCAAGTCTGTACTTCGGCTACGACCGCAGCAACGTATAACGGGACTCCGGGTGCGATTGCTTCGCGTTCGCTGACCCTGGCACAGATGCAGGTCGTTGGTGCTCACTACTTCATTCCCACGCAGCAGAGCGCAGTTCTTGAATTCCTGCGGTTCTACGCTGCACTTTCCGGCAGCAACGCAACTCTGGGAACCATCGTTTCGTGGTTTGGTCCGCGCACTGGTGGCGAGCAGTAGCAGCCTGACGGGGAGGGTTGGCAAGGCCCTCCCCATTTTTGGAGGAACCGTGATTATCGAAGCAACCTGCACCTACGAATCACTGCTGAGTGGTCCGTCCAAAATCAGTGAAGGGTGCGTCAAGTTTGAGCGCAACAAGCAGTACAAGCTGGACTTATCCGACCCGGAACAGCGCAAACTTCTTTCGCTTTTCTGGAAGCAGGGAACTCAGGTTCGTTGGTGTTTCGAGTTCGACCGCGCCTCTGCGTCGTCTCCCGCCGACTCCATCTGGTTCTGCAAGGACTGCGGCGCCTACTTCGACAAGTTCAACGAGATGGGCACGCACATGAACTCCATGCATCAGAGCAAGCTGAAGAAGCAGATTGCTGAAGTTCAGGCACGGGAGGAAGAAGAAGGCGTTGATCACGACGAGGAGCCAGTCATTCATAAGGATCAGCGCGGTAAGCAGAAGGGCCGCACCTACAAGTGCAAGACTCCCGGCTGCGAAACTGTTTGCGCCAATCCCTATGAGATGCGGATTCACAAGCAGAGTCACGAAGTCGTAGCGGCCCCCGTGGAGGCGTAAGGTGAACTACTCTCAGACCTCAATCTCGAACTTGGCGTTAGGTCGCATTGGTGCCCGTGGCGGCATCAGCGATGTCAACGAAGACAAGCCCAACGCCAAGAAGGTATTGCTGGTCTGGGACCCAATCTTTCAGGAAGTTCTCTCAGAACGCGATTGGAAGTTTGCTAAGACTCGGACGTTCTTACAGTTGAGTCCACAACCTCCGCTCTACGCTTACAAAGCAGCTTGGGCGTTGCCGTCCGACTTTCTGCGCTTCGTTCGTCCTCGCCGTCGTCAGATAAACCAGAACTACGGCTGGATGTGGGGCGGAGATAATTGGGGATGGTATGACCGCCGTGACCCTCCATTCTGGCCGGAAGGCGATTGGAAGGTAGAGACTCAGCCGACGCCCTGCATCTTCGTGGCATCCATCACGAATGGCACGATGACAGTCACGCAGTTGTCGCAGGGTCAGTTGTCGTTGAATCAGCCTGTGTTTGGTCAGGGCGTTCCGCTTGGTACGTTCATCTCGGCGTTTGGAACGGGAACTGGGTATCAGGGAACGTACACACTTAGCGATTCCTCGGTTACGGTTGGTAGTGAGGCGATGTCATCGCCTAATCCATTGGTCGGTGCGAGCAAGTTCGTGTTCACCAACTATCTTGGTTGGTGTGGGCCTGCGAAGATTACCTACATTCAACTCATCTCCGACTACACGCAGTTGATGCCGGGGTTCGTGAACTGTCTCGCCAACCGTCTCGCGGCTGAACTGGCAATAGCCATCACCGAAGACAAGTCGAAGTTTGAAGGCATGATGCAGATGTACCGCGACTCCCTGAACTCAGCCGAAGCGCAGAATGAGACATCCGACTACGAAAGCGACGAAACGGGTTCAGAGACTTGGGTGACGGCAGGGCGGTACGCCGGTCTGTATCGCGGCTATTGGGGAGGCGGCTGGTAGATGGGTCAGAAAATCTACCACAGCGTTAACACGTTCAATGGGGGTGAGATTTCAGAACTCCTGTTCAATCGGGAGGACATCGCCAAGTACAAATCATCCTGCCGGGTGATGGAGAACTGCTTTCCGCTTGTCGAAGGCGGGGCCAAGAAGATGCCCGGTACATACTTTGCCGGGAAGACACAGAACAATCTGGCTCCGGCCCGTCTCATTCCTTTTCAGTTCTCGACTACGCAGGGAGCGATTCTTGAGTTCACCGCCGGTATCATCCGCATCTGGTCCCCATCGAATGAAGGCGTTTGGGACTTGGGGCTAGTCGAAAGTGGCGGAACTCCGATTCAACTAATTACGCCATACACGCAACAGGATTTGTTTCAACTCGATTGCGCGACACAGAGCGCCGATGTTCTCTGGATATTCCATCCAAGCTATCCTCCGGCTTGCGTGGAGCGGCACGGGCCATCGAACTGGACTTACAATCTCGCTCCCCCCGGTGGCCCTCCTGTCGCTCCCGGCGATCCTGCATATCGTGGAACTCCTGGTATTGTAACGACGGGCTATTCAGCTCTCGGCGTTCCGATTCTCCAGATTACCCAAGCATTTCCCGCAGTGATGATTACCGATGCTCCCGGCTTCTCGCTTGGGGACCGCGTGTACATCAACGAATGTACAGGGATGGTTGAACTGAATCAGGGTGAGTTCTTTACTGTTCCAGTTCTCAACAGTGGTGTTACGGCGGCGTTTACCGGCCACATTGACGACACAGCAGGAACTCCGAACGCTGGACTGATTCTCACGGTGTCAGCAGTATCGTCGGGAACCATCCTGATTGGGATGCAGGTACAGGGGCCAAACGTTCAGCCGAACACAATCATCACGCAGTACCTTTCGGGCAGTGGTGGAACGGGAACGTATCAGGTCAACATCCCCCAAAAGGTGGTGGCGACTGGAATGACAGGAACCGGAGGATTCGCCTACAACCTTGTGGACGTGCAAGGCGGGGGAATCTGGACTGGCTCTATCTCCGGCCTAACGATGAACGTATCGGCAATTACTGCTGGATTCATCGGAATCGGTGTGGACGTTTACTTCCCCGGTGTGGCTGGTGGGACCGCAGTCGTCTCGCAAGCATCGGGAACACCCGGAGGTGTTGGGGTCTACAACCTCAGCACGTCTAATTCCTACTCAGGTCAGATGTCCACGGTTCCCGTTCCATCGACTTCGTTCCTTCCATATTCAGGTGGTGGATTCGCCGTCAAGGTGATTCCATTCTTCGATTCGGCAGGAAATTACCCGGCGTGTGGGACGTTCTATCAGGGCCGTCTGTGTGTTGGCGGAACGGACGACAACCCTACGCAGATGAACGGCAGCACTATCAACGACTTTACGAACTTCATCTGCGATCCGAACGACGACAGTTACGCCATCCAGTTCACGCTTCTGAGTACCCTGCTCGACCAAATCATCAACATGATTGGTTCACCCACAGCTCTCATTTTGGGAACGGCTGGTGGCGTCTGGATTATGACGGGGCCGAATGGTGGGGCGCTCACGCAGTCGGGAGTGACAGCCGCGAAGCAAACGTCCATCGGCGTCAGCAACATGCAGCCGCAGCTTGTTGGGGACTCGGCTATCTTCGTCTCTCGCTCTGCCAAGCAGGTCATGTTCCTCGTGTTTGACTTCGTAAGCAACGAGTGGAACAGTTTCGACCTGACTCGTCTGAATCGGCAAATCACGATTGGGCCGAATGAGATGAAGTCTGGAATTTTGCAGACGGCCTTTCAGTCCGAGCCATATCCCATCTTCTGGGCAGTACGTGCTGACGGTCAGCTAATCGGGTTGGTGTTCAACAAGCAGGACCAGGTATTCGCGTGGTTCCGTATCAACATGCTCCCTGAGAACGGAATCATCGAGTCGGTTGCAGTCATCAGCGGCGAAGGCCAAGAGGACATGGTTGTTGTTGAAGTCAACCGTGGAATCGTGAATGGCAATCAGGCACGATACGTCGAATACTTCTACCCACAGGAACTATTCAACGACTTGTCTAATGCCTTCTTCGTTCACTGTGGCTTGCAACTGAAGATGGGGCTTCCTGTTCTCATTACGGGAATCACGAATGCGAATCCCTGTGTGGTCACAGCTCCGGGCCAGAACTTTGCCAACGGCGATTTCGTTCAGATTTCTACCGTGATTGGGGAACCGCCAAATCCTAATAATCCCAATGGTAGCGGGATGTGGCAGGTGAATCAGGACAAGACACAAGCATACATCGTTGCTGGTTCTGACCCCGGATCCGGTACGTTCCAGCTTCAGGATGTGGACTCGACGCTGTGGGGAACGTACATCGGTGGTGGCAGGGCTTTGCCGGTGACGAACGAAGTAACGGGCATGAACTACCTATTGGGCCAGTCCGTCACGGCGGTCGGGGACTGCGCCATCATCCTTCCGCCTACAGTCGTAACCAGCGACACGATGACGTTTGATTATTACTGTTCGCAGATCACGATTGGACTGCCGTACACCATGACGGTTCAGCCGACTAACCCGGTCGTGACCAATCCGACATTCTCGACGCGTGGTCAGAAGCAGAAGCTGAATCGAGTGACCATCTCAATCTACCAGTCCTTGGGTGGGAAGTACGGAATCAAAGACGACCCCGACTACATGTACGACATCGTTTACGGCCCCGGCGCTCATGGGAGACAACCATGAGCATTTCCCACGTACAAGGTGCATCGGCTTACGGGCCAACGGGTAACGGTGGAAGTGTTTCTCTCTCTGGCGTTACGGCTGGAGACTGCCTAGTACTGTCTATCGGGTGCAATCAGCTAAGTTCGGACGCCAAGGGATTTCCACAGATCACGGATAATCGTGGCAACGCTTGGCAGTTGGCCACGATGTCTCCGGTTGTTACTCGGGCCGCTGGAACGCAGTGCTTCATCCTCTACACCTTTGTTGCTCTGAACTGCGCTGGTGGGGATACCAACGTAACGTACACCGCAAACTACGGAGGAACGGTTCAGCCGTGGTTGCTGATTGATGAATACTCCGGTGTGGCGAGTGCTTCGGCTATCGGTCCATCGTCGTTCAACTCCACGACATTTGATACCGGCTCCACTTCGGTTGATAGTCTAGCAATTACTGCCGTGAGTGGGCAGATGCTCTATTCGGCGGCGATGGCGAGTCCTGTGGTCACGGGAGCGACGTACACCTTCACGGCATCGGCGGGATTCACGGGACGTCAAGCAGCCAGCAACACGTTCCTGTCAGCCGCTAGTTGGGACAAGCTATCGTCGGGCGGATCAGAACATAACGTCGCATCGGTTGCCAGCGGCACTCCCGACATGATGGCCGTTGTCCTATTGGCGCTCTCGCCCACGGTTCTGACGATTCCGCTGGTTCAGGTTGGGTGCTTTGCCAATACCTCGATTATCACTGATACGACGACGGCAGTGTTTCCGCATCCGAACACGGCGGGGAATCTTCTCGTTGCCATCGGCATGATTATCGAGCGGTTAAACCCGGTCATCACCGACACGAACGGAAACGAATGGGTCATCGTCTACGATGGGAGTTCGCCTTCAAACAGCCTAGTCGTGGCCTACGCGATAAACTGTGCAGGCGGCGCGAACTCGGTAACGATGAATACCCTTGGCGGGGGGGACGACAACTCTCTGTCCCTCATCATCGCTGAGTATGAGGCTGTTTCTGGGTATCTGGGAGCATCATTCGGGAATGGCTCATCAAGCACTGTAGACACAGGTGGGGTGCCGGTATCTGCCGCGAACTCGTTGCTCGTGTCGTGTTTCTTCGGTGGCCCGGTGTCCGGTGCAGGAGACAAACAGGCATTCGTTCCGGCACTAAACTTGGGAAACCTTCGCTTCCAGCTTTCCGATTCGGGATTCGTCCAGTTGTATCCGTATTCTCTTGCACTAGCCGATCAAGTAGAGAGTGCCCCGGGAACTTACGACAACGTGTTTGACGTTTCCCCGATGACAGGGACGTTGCAGGCGGCAATTCTCGGATTCAAACTATCACTGTCACTGGCTTGTGCTTCGGGTGTTGCGTATTTGGGAGTTATGTACAACTCGGCAGTCGTAGCGACGGGCGGGAAGCCTCCTTACACATTCTCCATCATCAGTGGTGGACTTCCACCGGGACTATCTCTCAATGCGAGCACGGGAGCGATTACTGGAATCCCAACGGCATTGGGAATATACCCATACACGGCACAGGTTCAGGACTCGCTAGAGAACAATGCGACGGCCAGTTGCGCGATTTCGATTACACAGCCGTTACAGATTACCTGCGGGAAGATGCCGACGCTGGAGTTGACCCGAGACCTCGATGCGGATTGGGATGATGAGTCTACGTTCTTCATCACACAGTCCGATCCGTTGCCATTCACCCTTCGGGGGATTGTTTTGAGGCTTTCGTACAATCAGGATTGATATGAGGAAGTTGCAGCGTCTGAATCTCGAACACTTGGCCGTCCTGCTCTACGGTCATCCAATGCGCGACCAGTTGCAGAAGTCTTACCTCTCGACGGGTAGCGTAGGGTATTGCCTTCTGGTTGACGGTCATCCGGTGTTCGCGGGTGGGGTGGTGAATCTCCAGTGGAACCGTGGCGAAGCGTGGATTCTTCCGACTCCGTATTTCAGGAAGAACATTCGCATTTGCTACAAGTACCTCCGCGACCTGCTGCCAGTGCTCTTTGTTGAAGGGGGATTCAGGCGGATACAGGCGACGTGTTCGATTATGGTTTCGCCGTTGCTATTCAAGCATTTAGGATTCGAGTACGAGGGAACGTTGAAACAGTTTGGGCCGGAAGGTGAGACGTGTTTGATGTACGCAAAGGTTAAGCCATGAGTCCTCAAACAGAAGCGGCGGGTTCGTTTGGTATCGGGGTAGTCGGCTCCATCCTCTCCGGCGAGGGTCAGATCAAGGCTGGCCAGCAGGAGAAGGCGGCTTACGACTACAACGCCCAGATTGACCTTCAGGACATGTCGGAGAACCTGATTGCCAACGAGCAACGCTACTCTCAGCTTGTCGGAAAGCAGGCAGCAGCGTATGCGGCCTCTGGCGTGGACATTACCTCCGGTTCCCCGCTTCTGATGATGGCAGCGACGGCGGGACGTGGTGGGCGACAAGCCGCAGAGATTCGGCAGGCAGGAACGGAGAAGGCCACGCTGGAACAATACTACGGAAAGATTGCTGCTTGGCGCGGACGGCTGGCTGGTATCGGCTCCATGCTCTCAGGAATCAGCAACGCATCGCAGAACTACCTCAAGGCCACGGGGTACGAAGGTGGCAGTGGCGACGGTGGCGAAACAGACTTTGGTAGCGTATCGAATCTGACGATGAACCTAAGCTAATGGCACAAATAGGCGGACTCCCGGTTGACGAACCCGTAGCACGACCCAATGCTTCGCCACAGCAGTTCGGCTCAGTTGGTGGAACCATCGCGGGACTTGGGCAGGAGACAGAAGACCTCGCCGCTGGTTCGTCGGCAGTCGAAGGTCATCTCATCGCCGCGCAGCGTCAGGTGAAAGCCAAGCAAGCTGAGATTGCCTTTGACCGCCGCAAGATGCAGGTCTACACCGACCTCAGTAAAGCTACATCCCCTGAAGAAGCACAGCAGATTTACGACCACGCCAAAGGTGAACTCGACTCCGTTCTGACTCCATATGAGCACGACAAGGTTCTCGCCCGTTCGTTGGGACTCTACCGAATGCAGCAGGACGTAGAGATTCAGGGAACGGTCAACGCCAAGAAAGCCGACATCATCACCAAGTCAGATCGTGCGGCGAATGAAGTTCTGTACGGAAAGTCCCAGCAGGATGCTATCACCACTACAGTGGGTGGTGGTAGTCCAAACGTGGAGAGAGAGCAGTTCAAGTTGAAGCTGGATTCTTCGATTCATCAGGCTGGGACTATGACTCCCGAGCAGGCTGAACAGGTGATGCAGCAGTGGGATCAGGATTACGAAAAGGGGATGATTGAGGCGTATGCCAACAGTCCTGACGCCAATGTTCGCAAGAGCAATATCCAGAACCTCAAATCAGGCGACAGCTATCCCCATCTCGACCCGGCTACCAAGAACGCACTCATCACGAAGTCTGAGAACCGTGACCGGGAACTTGCTAATCTCCATGAGTCTGAGGACCTGAACGCATCGACAGCCAAGTTCAACCAGCTTACCGATGGATGGGACTATGAACACAAAATCAACGCCACGACTAATGATAAGTGGGCGAAGGATAATGGGTTTGTTGACTCAAACGGCAATCCTAACCGTAAGATTCTGGACAAGATTGGTGAGGATGTAGACCGCCAAGAGACTCGCGCACGTAAAGTGCAAACCGACAACGACAACGATGTGGTTGAGAAGTACATGGTAGATGTGAGCAGCGGAAAGATGTCGGAGACGGATATTCAGCGTGCCGTTATGAAGGACGGTGGCTCTCCAAAGGCCGTGACGTACTTGAACAATCTGCGCAAGGACATCATCAGAACGAATCTTGAGTTGGGAAGCTTGAGCCTTCAGCGGCAGTCACTTATGCGGCAGCAGTGGCAGGACCAGAGCTTTGAGCAGCTCGGTGTCATTCAGCGTGACCTAGCCAACGGCGTACGTCACAGCCGCGAGGAATTAAACACAATGGTCGGTCGGGGTCCGGGAAAGATGTCGTCGCAACAGGTCGCTGAAGCTATCCGCATGACGGACTCCTACGAGACTGACCCTGTTAACAAGCCGTTCTATTCAATTTTTACTAACGCTGCGGCGTTGGACGACAGGACGCGTGGAGAGGCAGTCAGTGAGTTCGACTCATTTATTCAGAAGCAGCCCAACGCCACTTCTGTTGAAAAGCAAAGAGCTATAAATGAGATTCTGGAGCCACGAAACATCGAGCGTATCAACAAGTCCCTCGACTCTCTTGGCGACGTGTTCAACCCCAAGCAGAACACCCCACCGAAACCCGGTGGCGTACCTGATAACGCAGTCTGGAACCCGAAGACGAGGACATGGCAGCTACCGCAATAACGCAACCCCGCGAGTGGGATGAGAACGGTAAGCCGGTTGAGTCGTCGCCCAATACTGCGTGGGACGAGCAAGGGAATCCCGTATCGAGTCCGTCAAATGTTCCACGTGGAACATTGTTGGGGGTTGGGGAAAGCATCGCCTTCCATCTTCGCCAGTGGTTTTCGTCCGATAACACGCCACAGGATAAGGAACAGGAATACGGAGTAGGCGGTTCGACCTTTGGAAGTGTAGAACCTTCAAAAATGGGTAACGCCGTCGTCAATTCCAGAGTTCTCGGCG